TTCAAAAGGCCGCGCTGGCCCGCGATGAGCAGGTGGCGGCGGAGTCGCATTACAATCTGGGTTGTGTGGCGGCGGCCAAAGCCAAGTCGCTGTTTGGTGCGCAGCCGGAGGAGGCCAAACCCGAGGAAGACAAACCGGAGGAAACGCCAGAGAAAGAAACCGATAAGGAGAGGAAAAGGCGTAATCAAGACCGCGCATGGCAGCGCCTCGTCCAGGAGCGTGCCGAGTACAAGGCGAAAGCAGAACTTCTGGAATCCCAACTTCGCCAGAATGTGGAACCGGCAGATGAGTTTCAGAGACCTACGCGTGATCAGTTCGAAAACGGTGAGGATTACATGGAGGCCCTTGTCTCGTACAACGAGCGCCTGGCACAGGAAATACCGGAGAGAATCGCACAATCGCAACAGCAGCCCGGTAGGACCGAAGAGGATCTTGTTCAACGAAAAGCCGACAGGGAATTCATAAAGTCCCACGACGATTTTGAAGAAGCCATCGCCGAAGTTGACAACCAAGATTATGCACTCCACGGCGTCGCCATCGACGCCGTGAGGGATTCTCCGATCAACGCAGAGCTACGGTACTACCTCGCCACCCATCAGGATGAGTTCGAGGATATCGTAGACACATCAAAATCTCGTCCAGTACGTGCGGCTCAAATGATTGGCCTGATCGAAAGAGAATTGATGGCCAAGAGTAAAAAGCCGGCAAAAACCACCAACGCTCCCGATCCACGCAAACCGGTCGGAAGCCGCGGGTCAGCCGAACGCGATCCCGAAAAGATGAGTATGCAGGAATTTGCCAAGTGGGATGCCGCTCGACTGGCATCAAAAAACAAACGATAATGAAAGGATGACGTTATGTCCACCACCGTTCTTTCGCCTACCATCATAACGAGGAAGGCGCTCATTGCATTCGTCAATAATTTGACGTTCGCCAAAGGAGTGAATCGACAATACGATTCGCAGTTCGCCAATACCGGAGCATCGCCGTCTGGCAAAATAGGTCCGACGTTGACCATCAGGAAGCCGAACCGTTTCACGATTACCTCCGGCGCCGCTTTGGCCGTGCAGGATATCGCCGAGGAATCGACGACCTTCACGGTGTCCCAGAGATTCCACGTCGGTTTCACGTTCCCGACGATCGATCTGACTCTGACGATCGACGATTTTATGGAAAGATATGTCAACCGCGCCATTGAACCGCTGGCGAATAAAGTCGATTACGATGGTCTGACGCTGGCATATCAGACTGTCGCCAATTCGGTTGGTACCGCAGATGGGAATCCGCCTGCGAGTCCGAAACCGTATCTCTATGCAAATGCCAAACTGGATGAACTCGCAACGCCGCAAAGCGGACGCCGATATGCGATCATCAACCCGATTGCACAGGCGGCAACGGTGAACGGCCTGACGACTCTTTTCAATCCTTCCGGGACCATCAGCCGGCAGTATGAAAAGGGGGCGATGGGCGATGCCCTCGGACTGACGTTCAAAATGGACCAGAATGTCAATTCGCATATCTGCGGTACCAGGGCGGCTGCCTCCGAATCGACGGTGACCACGACTTCGACATCTGGAGATACGACGATCGCCCTGACGACTGGTTCCGGTGTAACATTCAAAAAGGGAGATGTCTTTACGGTGGCCGATGTGTACGCGGTCAACCCCCAGAATAGGACAAGTACCGGATCACTTCGCCAATTTGTCGTGACCGCCGATTACACGGCAACCGGCACCAGCGCCGCGGCTCTTCCGATCTGGCCGGCGCCAGTTCTTACCGGAGCGAAGCAGAACGTCAACAAGCTTCCGACTTCCGGTGACGCCGTGACCTTCGTCGGTACCGCTTCGACCACGTACCCGCAGAACATAGTATGCTGGGAAGACGCTTTCTCTCTCGTAACCTGCGACTTGGAAATGCCGCAAGGAGTCCATTTTGCCGGACGGGAGAATTATGAGGGGATCTCCCTGCGTATAGTTCGGCAATACTCGATCGATAGTGATCAGATTCCTTGCCGTATCGATATCCTGTACGGATGGAAGGAACTCTATCCCGATGCGGCGTGCCGTATCTGGGGTCCGTTGAGCTAAATAAAAGTTACCGGTAACCGGCAACGTGATAGTAAACAATCATCGAAAGAAGGTTTCAAAATGTCTGTAACAGTTACCACAATGGATAGCCTTGGCACCGATGCCCCCGATGGGATGCAGATTGGTGCTTCAGCAACGTCGAAACTCGGTGTTCTCGGTGCCACGCCGGTGTCCCAAGCGTCAGCAATAACGTCGCCGGCAACCACCGTATCTACGAGCACCTCGGCATGGGGATTCGCCACCAGTACGCAGGCGAATGCATTGATTACCGCGGTCAACTCACTATTGACCGAGGCCAGGAACCGGGGATTTGTGGCGAGCGCATAACAATGGGGCGCCGGCCTGGCGCCCTTATTTCAATAAGAGGATCTTTTGAAATTATTAATCGCTACACCGTTTTACGAAATGAAGGGATGGAGCCCTTACATTTCTTCTCTTGTTCAAACCGTTATGTGTCTTTCGAAAACAGATATTGAGTTCGATTTCTGGAACCTATCGGGAGATTCCTACGTAGATCGCGCGCGCAATCATATCGCCAAGAAATTTCTCGACAGCGATTTCACGCATCTATTCTTCATTGATTCGGATCATTCGTGGAAGATTGAAAGTTTTCTGAATATCCTGAAACATGATGAGGATATTGTCGCCGCTGGATATCCATGCAAAAATAATTGGCACTTCTACGGATGCGTTCTTGAAACACAACCCGGGTATGATCCGATTAGAGACGAGGCCGGCAATATTACTCATGTTGGGCCGGCGCTATTGAATGAAAACGGCCTTGCGTATGCGATTTATGCTCCGACCGGCTTCATGAAAATCCGTCGCAACGTTTTCGAACAACTTTCGAAGAGCTGCTCTATGTATTCCTATAAAGACGAGCTCTTCTATGACTTTTTCGGCAGAATTCCACCGCTCGGGGAGGATTCGAGTTTCTGTAAACGTTGGCGGGACATCGGCGGGGAAATATTTGTCGAACTCGATTGCGATATCAGCCATTATGGAGTGAAAGAATACGCCGGCAATTACCTCAATTTCCTAAAAGGGCAACCGGTACCAATACAAAGCATGGGGTCAATACCGTGGAACGTGTGATGCTTCTCATACCATGTTACCGTGGAGACATGAAAACAAGGACCGCAGTCTCGTTGATGGAGAACATGGTTTCCCTCACATCTCTCGGTTATGCGGTGAAAATATCGCATAAAGACGGATGTTGTTTCCCATGCGAGGCGCGCAATCAGCTTATCGATACTTTCTTGACGAGCGATTGCGATACCGCCATGTTCATTGATGACGATATTTCATTCCCGGCGAATGCGATATCCTTGATATTGGCAAGCGATAACGAGATTGTTGGTGGGGCCTATCCGATAAAATCGGAAATGCAGCAATATCCTATGCAGATTGCATTATCCCCTACCGATGGCGCCCCGATAAGATGTAAGGATCTCATCGGATGTAAATATCTCCCGACAGGCTTTATGAAAATCAAGAAATCGGTATTCAAGAAGCTAGCCGAGAAATATCCGGATAATGTTCACAATGGGAAAACATCGTTTTTTAGGGAATATTATTGGCCTGGATTCCACGGTGAAGACCTTTATTTCTGCCGATTATGCCGAGATGCGGGTATTGATATCTGGTTATATCCCGATATCGATTTCGGCCACTGCGGTGAAAAATGGTACACCGGGAATTTCTCAAAACATACGAAGGGGGACTGATGTCATATCCGAAATGGGTGCAAGTTGAGGGACATTCCGGCACGACGGCATGGTGCAAAGAGGACGAGGACAGATATTATGCGAGTTTTCATGTCGGAAATGTGATTTCCACCGAAAACGAGGTGAGGAAAAAGAGGGCATATCACAGGAAGATGAAAGAGGAATAAAATGTCTACACCGCTGGACATTATAAAAGCCGCACGGAAGTTGCTCAATCTCGAAGGGACCGGAGAAACCCCATGCTCCGAGGATTCCGCAGAGGGATTCACCATGTTGAACGATCTGATTGACAACTGGAATCTTCAAGGGTGGATTCACTATTACACGTTGACAGAAACGTTCACAATGACAGCCAATCAGTACATTTACGCCATTGGCCCGGGTCAGGCCTTCAATACCACCTTGCCGGTGAAAATAACCAATGTCGTCACACGACTTACCGCGCAGTTGATTCCGATAGATTATCCTTGCATGCTCATCGAAAGCGAACAATACTGGCGCGACATCGTGAATAAGCTGGCGACGACATACTACCCGCAGTATTGCCTTTTCACAAGAACGTATCCATATGGGGAATTGAGATTCTTCCCGGTTCCCACGCAGCCTCTCACTTGTGTACTTTCCCAATGGAAACAGATTTCCAGGTTTATAACTCATTCCGAAACCATCACATTACCACCCGGTTATGAACTGGCATTGAAATTCAATCTTGCCGTTCTGATAGCACCGATGAATGGAAGAGCCGTAAATAAAGG